TCACGTTTATCGCGGCAATCCTGACAACTGATCCGCTAGGTCTGGGTTATGGACCCCACTATACGATTGCATAATAAAAAAGCCCCAAGAGGCTTACACCGCTCGGGGCTAGGAATGATTAGCATAATGAGCGGCTGGACAGTTTTAACAGAAATAAGACTATTAAAACCGGATTGAGCTTTCCTCAACCCCCGCTTATTTATGCCCCATAGGATTCCATCCCTATGGCTTAAAAAAACTATATCAAAACACGTTTCATAATGCAACCCCTAAAAGAAAAACCCCATCGAAAGGGGATAACGATGGGGTTTTGGACCTGAGCATTAGGCTCATCTTCGGTAGTCCAACCGGTGAAAGAATAATATCAAGCATGGGCGTTTTTGGCAAGTTCCTTATAAATCCATTGGGAAGCCTTAAAAGTACCCATTTCTTTCCATAAATCATTGAAATCCATACCTTTTTCAGGTGGCATAAGCCATTTATGACCTGATTCTACGGCTACTTTTTTACCTGTATTGGACGAGTCATTGTCTGCCATAACGGTGCAAGTGGGAATTCTCCCACCCATGTTCTTCATGTTCCCTGCGCTAAAACACACTAGGATGCGATAAGGGACGCGCAAAGCCTTTAGACATACTTGGAGGCTTAGTCCTGTGGCAAATCCCTCCACAAGCCATGTGTCACGCCCAGAGCCTAAAGAAAATACCGCCTCCGAACAGCGTTGCCCATAAATAAACCTTTTGTCACCGTCTATGGTGATGGTCTGGCATCCAACTAAACCATTTCCAACGTACATGGGGACGAGAAGTAAAGGCTGTTCGGCTTCTTTTCGTAAGACATTGTAAGCAAGTTCCTTGAACCCTTTTCCGTCAAGGTAGGCGTGTTGTTCAAGACGAGAACCCGCCAACATCTCATGCGCTTTGCGAACCGCCAGTAACTGCCGTTTTTTCCGGTCATCCTGCGACTTTCTAATTGCTTTCTGTATTTCACGCTTATCCTCCTTGCCATCACCAAACCATAAAGAAGGTTCCGTCATGGTAGCCCAATTCTTTACCCACCCAAACGACCCTGTAAACAGATAAGCCCCGTTTCGTTTTTGGGGATGGTCTTCGGTAGGGGTTCTGATTAACTTACCTATCGTCAGATAAGACATAATCAACCCATGTTGCTGTGCAAAGTTCATAAACTCAATCACGCTGCCCTCCTCCTTGCCCATTTTATTGCTGAATGTGTGATAAATCCCAAAACCTCATGGCTAGGTGGAATGGCTGTTTCTGACAATCCTCTAGGCCATACCCCGAACTTTTCCCTATATTTGTTGGCGCACCATCCTTCTTTATAGCCTTTGGAACGGCCATAATAAAGCAGTTGGGAATACCATAACTGCTTGGTGTCTTTTGGTGCGGACTTCATCATATCCAGTTCTAATATCTCCGCACTCACCTCTACTACCGAATTTCTTCGTACCATGACATGACCGCAATTAGGGCAGGTATCCGACCCTTTAGGCCATAGGTGATGACATTTTGGGCATTGAGCGTCTTTCTTCTCATGTTCGGTCAGCTCTCGCTGCGCTTTGTCGGAATGTTGGTCTAGTTGGTGAACGCCATCGGTATAGATGGAATCCCAAGCGTCACGAAAACGAAGATAATTACCAGAATGGCATATCCAAGTACCATATTTTTTACCTTCATGGACGCGCATAATGCGCCCCATTTGTTGAACATGGGAAGACAGCGATTTTGAGAATGGTCTTGCTGAAATCCCAATCATTACATCAGGTTGGTCAAAACCTTTAGTCAAAATATCAGTGGCTATAAGTCCGTTAATATCTGTGTCAGGTTTTGAGAATTCGTGCATGACTTCAGCTTTGTATTCGTCATCGTCTCTGTAACTAATGCTGACAAAGTTATATCCGGCTTCACGGAAACGATTTGACAAATCTTCTCCGTGGGCAACTCCTGCACAAAACACAATAGTTTTTCTTGGCTCTCCATATATATCGTGAGTTTTCTTGACCCATTCAGCCACAATGTCACCCGATATTCTGACTCCTCTTTCTGTAACATCTTTTTCGCTCCATTCTCCGGCAATCTTTTTAGCCCCCGTCATGTCTATTTCTTGCGCTACAAATACTTTGAGCGGGGACAGCCATTTTTCATCCACCAAATTCTCGGTGGTCATTGTTGAAACAATTGATTCGTAGATATTACCCAGTCCTTTGGTGAACGGGGAAGCACTAAGACCCACAACTTTTACATCAGGACGGTTAGCTATAAATGCAGCGGTTTGCTTTCTCGTACAATGAGCCTCGTCAACAATTAAAAGGTCTAACTGTGGAAAAGAATCTCTCTTTTCAATGGTTTGCGCTGAACAGACCTGTATCCTCTCGTCAGGTCTGTGCCGCCAATGACCCGACTGCAATACGCCATGCGGGATAGAATACCTGTCTAGCCGCTCGGAGGTCTGGTTACATAAGACTATACGGTCTAAGAGCATGGCAGATCGTTTCCCTTTGGCGTGGGACGCTTCCATCATGGCTATGGCAACCTCAGTTTTTCCTGCGCCTGTGGGAGCGTATAGCATCTGGGTACGAATACCTTTGGCAAAATTTTGACGTAACTCTGCCAGACATTCTACCTGCCTTGGTCTTAGTTCTATCATACCGCTTTCTCTAGCTTTCTTAATTGAGATTGTAAATATTTGATTTGATTCTTCAATTCAGCGTTAGCCGTCTGGAAGCTGTTACGAGATTCTTTCAAAGCGCGGTTCTCTGCTTTAAGAGATTTGATTTCGGCTCTCAACTGGTCAACATAAGCCGCTGCCAAATGCTTTTCTTCATCGTTTGTGGGCATTAAACCTATGGCGATCTGTGACTTTAGGCGGTCATTTTCTTCGAGCAAGGTTTCAATTGTTTCTTTGTCCAAATCATTCACAGCCAAAACCTGTGTCACAATTTCACTTGTTGGCTCTGGTATGTCTTTGGTTAATATAGGTTTTCTTTTTGAGGTGGGAGAATTCCCACTTAAATCTTTACGAATCTTGGCGACTAAATGGTTGGAGGCTTGGGTCTGCCGAGCTATTTCCCTATCCGACCAATCCGACCATTCAGGGTCTTTCAATAGTATTGTAATGGCTTTGGTCTTGTCCGCATTGGTTCTGCGAAGCCCGTGAGTGGCGTTAGAGCCTACGGCAAACAATATGGCATCTCTCACAGTACCTATCTTTACATCGGCTTCTATGGAGTCCACCATTGCCTTCTGGTGGGCAAAGTACCGATGGAATCCTTCTGCTAACCAAATTGACGCTCCATCGTTAAAAACCGTAATCGCTGGAAATATCTCACCTTCCATAATTTCGTTGGCATATTCCGTTACAAGTTCTTGATTTATTGATACTCTTGACTGAGTTCCACCATCAACACGAATTTTCTCTAGTTCGATTATCATTTTTTCCTCATTATTAAAATTGCTTTTTGACCTAAGTAAAAAGCGCGTTGGCGGGACACACCGAGCAAATCACCGATTGCTTGCCATGTCGCACCTTTACTACGAAGTTTTAGAATTCTTCTTAAACGGGGTAAGGAAGATTCGCGGCTTATCTGGTTGTGGACGTTGTTCATAGTACCTCCTTAAAAGCAAACATACGCCCCGAAAAATATTTCGTCAAGCCCCTTGACAGATTGCAGAACGAAGTAGACACTCAAGGCTCAAGAGTAGTCCGAAGCAGGTGTTTTTGCAATACCTTTATAACTATTTGATTCTGGAGAAAATTATGAAAGAACCGAGCCATTTTGAACGATTAGCAGCCATCAATGTAAACGAACACATTGAGAAAAAAGGCGGTCTATCTTATTTGTCATGGGCGTGGGCTGTTGACCAACTGTTGCGCGAAGACCCTGACGCAAACTGGGTTTACCCAGAACCCAAAATTTACGGTGGTGGCACTGTAATGGTGTTTTGTACCGTAACGGCTTTTGGTAAACCCATGACCGCTCAATTGCCCGTAATGGACTATAAGAACCGAGCCGTACCTGACCCTGATTCGTTTGCCATGAACACCGCCATGCAAAGGTGTTTGGTAAAGGCTATTGCGCTTACAGGTATTGCTTTGTATATCTACTCTGGCGAGGACTTGCCTCGAGACGATACGAAAACGCCTGAAGTTAAAGTGGAAGAAGAAAAAACAGACAAGGAATTTGAGTCTTTTATAAAGGAGCATCTTCCGAATTTAGAGAACGCTGCGAAGTTGGGGCTTGCTGCGCTGCAAAAAGCACAAAAAGATATACCAAAGTCCCCAATGAAAGTTAAGTTGTGGATGGATGTTGCTGATATTTTGAAAGCAACCGCTAAAGCGGCTGACGATTCAGCGACAGAGGAAGAAATCTAATGGAACAAAAAACTCCAGAGTGGTTTCAGGCGCGTTGCGGTCTGATAACTGCATCAAAAATAGCCGACCTTATGGCTACGACCAAATCAGGACCTTCTGCGTCACGTGAAAATTACCTCGTAGACTTAGCTTTGCAAAGGCTGACGGGAACGCCCAATGATGAAAGTTTTACTAACCAAGCCATTGAAGATGGTGTGGAACGCGAACCGCTTGCAAGACAATGGTACGAAGCCGCCACTGGTAACTTGGTGGAAGAAGTGGGTTTGATTAAGCATCCAACAATAGAACGATCAGGCGCAAGCCCTGACGGATTAGTGGGTGATGGTTTGATTGAGATTAAATGTCCCATTAAAAAAACTCATTTTGCTACACTTAAAAACCGTGAGATACCTGCCAAATATCAATTGCAAATGTTTTGGCAAATGGATTGTCTTGGTCGCAAGTGGAATGACTTTGTATCTTTTAACCCAGAGTTTCCTGCTAATTTGCAGGGTATTATTATCCGATTGGAATGGGACGAAAAGCGCATCAACGAAATAAGGGAAGCGGTTATTAAATTTGATTCCGATGTGGAAGACGCATTATCTATTATGAGGACTATGCTATGAACTCGTTAAACCAATGTAATTTTATAGGTCGTCTTGGGAAAGAACCAGAATCTCGTCTGCTATCAACTGGTGCTTCTGTTACTAATTTTTCAATCGCTTGCGACTGGAAATCAAAAGAAGCAGAAGGCACGGAATGGGTGAACATTACCGCCTTTGGAAAACTTGCTGACCTGACACGCGATTATCTTTCAAAAGGTTCTTTGATATTTGTTTCTGGTCGTTTACAAACAGACAAGTGGAAAAACAAAGAAGGGTTTGACCAATACTCCACTAAAATCATTGCGGATAAAATCCAGTTCTTAAACAAGGTGGAAAAACCCGCAGACCATAAAGCGCAGGCTTCTGGTGATGATTCTGATATTCCATTTTAGGAGAAAATTATGTCAAACATAAAGACTTTAGTTCGTGGCGCGTATGATGTTCAAAAATTGCGTATCCAAATGGGTAATCGCATTGTTGGAAATTTTAAGGCGAAATTGGGGCAAGAGCCTAGTCAACCAGAAGCTGAATTAGAAATAGAAGAAAAGAAGATTTTGGACACTTTGCGGAAGCATTATAAAAATATTACTGATGGAGTCAAATGAGTGATAGCGAATTAAAAGGGAAAATATGAAAGACTATCAGACCTACGTTGAGATATTGCAAGACGCTAAAGATCATTTGTGGGATGGGCGCGGCAAATTTTTGCCCGGTAACAAGTTTTTTAATCTTTTCTCTGCCGTGATTTGGGTTAAATATCCTTGGAAAGAAAAACAAATTCTTTACTGGTGGATTTTTGATATGTTAGAGGAAAAATCTTTCGCGTCATGGCTAGAAGATAATAATGAAGGCGTTGAATTTAGTTTTCACGAAATCCAACATTATCAAACCTTATGGCTAGACCAACTGATTAAATACTTGGAGGAAAAATGCAATTCTCACGGGAGTTAATGGCGTATGTTTACCCATTCTTAAATTCAAAAGAAAAAATTGAATTGTCTAATTTGCCAGTAAAATTGATTGAAAGAGAAGGCGAGAGGGCAATTATAAAAGATGGTGTGGTTGATGACCCTATCCCACATGATAGCGATGATTTGCGCGTCAGGATAAACAACAAAATAGCAAAAGGCGCAGCAGTTAAAATTGAGGGCTTAATGATTGATGTAAAATTAAAAGGTTATGTTAAGTGAATAAATACCATGCAAAAGGATTACATACGCCTGATGGTTTTTTCCATAGTCAAAAAGAATACAAGCGATGGCTTGAATTAAAACTTTTGTTAAAAGCGGCTCAAATAGAATTTTTAGAACGCCAAATAACTTTTAAGTTAAGCGTGAACGGTGTCCCAATCTGTAAATATATCGCTGACTTTCAATATACTGAAAAAGATCAACTCATTATTGAAGATGTAAAAGGAATGAAATCCGGCACACCATATGAAATGTTCAAGTTAAAAAAGAGGCTTATGCTCGCTTGCCACGGGATTGAAGTGAGGGAACTATGACGCAACGGTTTATCTTGGCACATGATATAGCGCGAGAACGGTGCGAAGCTGCCGTGAGGGTCGCCCCTGAAAACTACTGGGTGGAAATCAGACCGCCCAAGAGAACGGATGCACAAAACCGCTTGATGTGGGCTTTACTTGATGACCTATCCGAGCAAGTGGAATGGTACGGTAAAAAACTTACATCAAAGCAATGGAAACACGTTATGTCCGCAGGACTTGAAGGTCAGGAAGTAGTGCCAAGTATTTCTGGAGATGGTTTTGTGGTTATGGGAAAAGATACTAGCGAGATGACAAAAAAAGAATTTGCAGAATTGTGCGAACTGATTTTTGCTTTTGGGGCAGACCACGGAGTGATTTGGTCTAACATTAAAAATGAAAGTTAAAGAATCCCAATATCTTGGAAAGGTTGCAGGGCTTGGCTGTATCCTTTGCCATCATTTAGGATTTGGGCAAACTCCCGCACAAATACACCATGTAAGAGCGGGTCAAGGCATGAGCCAGAGGGCGCAGCACTGGCTAGGCGTACCGTTATGCCCCGAGCACCACCAGGGCGCGTCAGGGCTTCACGGATTGGGTACAAAGGGATTTTATTCCCGGTACAAATTGGATGAATTAGATTTGTTGGCAATGACAATTAAATTATTAAACCAATGAAACTTTGTAAATACTTTGTGACCTAATCTAACCATTTTCCCCATTATTAGCCGATAGTTTTTAAATTATTAAACCAATGAAACTTTGTAAATACTTTGTGACCTAAT